ATTAGCATAAGGGGATGATTTGTTAGTTTTATCAATGAGCGCATAGAATACTCGACCAGGATAATCATCACAATATTTTTCCATAGTATTGCCGGAATCAATGATATCGTCAATGAAAATGGTAGCATGTTCCGGATCATCCGTTATGCTCAGATTAGGTAAGAAAGTTGATACTAAATAACCTACCGGAATACCACCTCGGGGAATACAATAAGCAATCACTGGATCATTGCCAATAGCTGAAGCCAATTTAGAAGCCAGGATTCGTGTTTCTTGATGTGTTAAAATTTTCATTTTGTGCCTTTCGGTAAGCGATATTCACAGCTGCACTTGCGGGTTTCCTCAATTACAGCACTTGTTAAAACTACACCTGTACCTTTTAAACGTACAGGGGCGATAGTGTTTACCAAATATTCTGCCATATTTTCGGCGGTTGGATTGAATAAGGTAATAACCGTGCCTTCTGGATCCAATGCTTTTAATGCTAATGCCCATGGATCCTTTTCCCAAACTAGGAACTTATGATCCCATTCATCCTCCAGCCACATGGACAACTTTTCCTTGATGACTGAAAAGTCCATGACTCGTCCAACCGAGTCCAGCTCCGGAGCTTCAACCGTAAAATGGATACGGTAGTTATGCCCATGTAAATGCGCACATTTTGATTCGTGCCCAAAGACTCGATGCCCAGCTGAAAAATCATGGTAACGACTTGCAGTAATGCTCATATTGATACTCTCTTTCCTTGAATGATATAGTTACAGGATAGCAGACGATTCATTTCATCAAATACCTTAATATAACCGGCAGTATTAAACGAATAATCTCTTGCAGGTATTTCTAATTTGGGTTTGGTACGGACGGTGCCTTTAATTGCTGCCATGATGCGTAAACCTTTCTGCTTCGCGAGCAAAATCGTAATTACTGGTAGCAGGTAATTCCATTAAACCCTCTCGATGAGCACGAATTACAAGCGGATCCGGATATCCTGCTTGCTCAAAACCATGTGCACGTAAGACGTTGGAATGGTTCATATCTACCGGCGGGTACTTGCCATCATAACTAGTGTGGCTATATGCCAAGGCATCCCAGCATCCTGGAATTACATAAGCCATTTTAACCGATTCCGCTTTGGACATAAACATTAAAGGTGCCAAAATTTGGAACCTGTCTTCTGATGGATCTTCATCACTCATGGTACCCAACGAGGTATTCGCCATGGCTTGGAATAGGTTACGGAAATCTTCAGTACAGTCTGGATAGTTAGCATTATCTTCCTGACAGATACCGGTTATCAAAGCATCACATCCCAAAGCAACAGCACGATTCATTGCCAAGGTAAAGAACAAAGTATTACGCATCGGGACAAAAGTCAGCTCAACCCGATCACCGATAACCTTTTCCATCTCGTCAGCATTTTCATACTTTTCCAATTCAGTATCACTAGTCAACGGGGAAGTGGATTTCAGGATTCCTGGAAGTGAAATAATTTCATGAGAAACTACGCCTGCCATTTCTGCTACTTTTTTGGCAGCATCGATTTCGATAGAATGGCGTTGCCCGTAGTCCACAGTTATGGCATGGACTTCATTAAATCGGGTCAATGCCCAAAATAAACAAGTGGTGCTATCTTGTCCGCCAGATAAAATTACTAAAGCCTTTTTCATTTCTGTTACTCCATTTCAATTAGTTTATGAATTTGCAACTGTAGGATGTAGCCATGTTTCATTACGCTCTTTTTAACTGCTTCCAGGTGTCGAGCATTATCCACCGGATTTTGTTCATCTAAAGGCTGAAGGTATATTTTGCCGAAGAAAGTAGGCCATGGTCGTGCTAACTTAGGCGTAGCTGTGTGCTCCAAAGCATGCAAAGGCAAACCGTCATTTTCACAATAATCATCGGCGCTTAGAACATACTTTAATGCCCAGATATGAGGCTGCAGGTTTTTATTAACTGAACCAGTTTTTGGACTGCAAATGACTGTAATATTATCATAGGGTAATTCTTGATACAAAGTGCCATTGGTTTCGATTTGAACACGGTAACCGCTATCGATTAATGCATGAATGAAAGGGTTCAAGTTTTGACGCAATGGTTCTCCGCCGGTAATTACCACCAAGACTCCATGATTGTTGATTTTTCCCATTCCCATTTCATTAACTACATCCATCAAAGAAGTTACGGAATGAGTATAACGACCAGTTGTATATTCGGTATCGCAAAGTGGGCATTGTAAATTGCACCCTGCTAGCCGAACAAAGATAGCACGTTGTCCAGTGAAAGGACCTTCGCCTTGAATAGTAAAGAAAACAGAATGAACTTCTAAACGACCCTCTGAATCGAGCTTTGCTTTTTCAGCGGTTTGGGAATTAAATAATATCGGCTTATTCATCGAACTCTCCTGATAAGGTATACATTATTATATCAAATAATGAGAGTAATGTATAGTAGAATATAGAACATTAAATGGCTTACCTAGTATTGGGCAAATAAAAAGGGACTGATCCATTACGACCAGTCCCTTACCCCAACAGCCATGCAGGAGTCTGTTACTTATGCAACTTGTACTTCATCAGGAGCAACTTCAGGCTCACTGTCTTCAACAACTACATCAGGTGTCTCTTCAGCTTCAGCTTCAGCTTTTGCTTTTTTAGCCTTTGGTGTTTTAGCCGGTTTTGGTTCTTTTACGATTTTATCCAAACCGTAGAAAACGCGCCAACGACCGTATTGAGTTGCCACAGTTGCTGCATTCAAACCTTGTGCAATAGCTGCATCAATAATATCTTTACGTTTGGCAGGCTCACCAGCTTCTTTTGATTTAGCATCAGCAATTTCCCAAATGAGGGCAGTGGTGGTTCCAGCTTTAGGACGAACGATACCGTTTTGTTCTACTTTGGTAGGTGCTGCTGTTTCTTCAGCTGCTTCAGGTGCTGTGTCTAACATGATATTACTCCTAATAAGGTTAAGTGAAAAGCATGAATTAACTATTAACTCATGCTTTAATGATACTAGATACTGCTGATTGAATCAAGATCCTAATGAAATAATTCTAGATGCTTTCCATTTTGAGAATTGTGTACTGGCAGTAGCCGGATTTATTTCCTCAGCTGTGCAAGCTTCTAGAACATCTTTCCGGGATGGCATTGTATTGGCTTTGGCAAAAAGACCATCACAAATTTCCCAAACCAAACCAGTAGTGGAGGTAGCCTTTGGTCGTTCTAATGGATCTTTGACTTTCTGCTTTTTCTCTTTTGCTTCTTCTTGGGACTTAGCGGTCAGACCGCCATCTGGATACAATTTATCTACTTTTGTTTGTAACGATTTTATCGGGGTTTCATCCAAAGGCATGGCACCAACGATTGCGAAACAAGCAGCAGTCAGTTCTGCATAATCAGCAGGTGGAACTCCACCGTTGGTTAAGTGGTAATACAGGTAATGTAGCTGTAACAAATTAAGCTTGGCAAAGCCGCGCCCAAGTACCGGCGGTGCTATCACCTTTTTATTTTCAGCTTGATAGATTTTACCCCACAATTGAATTTCTTGTAAAGGTGCTATTTTAAGCACCGAAGTTGTGGAAACCGAAGTAACATCGATAAGCATATATTTTGACATGATATAACCCTTTGTAGTTTAGTAGCAGGGCGATTTCGTCGCCCTGATTTTAATTATTTAGCAGCCTGTTGTGCTTCACGTTCTGCCATTTCTTTTCGAACGCTCAACCATTGTTGGTACTGGGTACGAGCTGTATAAAAGGCAATGCCCTGTTTTACACATTCAGCTAGAACTGCGCCGCGCTTTACGTTAGGATTAGCGGTTATCATTTCGTCTGCAATCCACCAAACCTTTTTACATGGGCGTTCGACCGTTGAAAAGTTAGTAACTACGTGCGTAGCTTTTGACCCTTTTAACGGCTTGAGAATTTCTGGACCAAATTCTTGGTTGCAAGCCAAACATTTGAATTGATATTTGTCATGTTTAATATAGTTGCCATTAACCTCACCCATATGTTCGCCAATCCCGTTTGAAAGGTGGCAACCGTGATGTGGGCAATTTAATAAGCCGTGAATGTTGTAAGCATAAACATCGTTACCGATTTCTGCTACAACAGGGGCAACTGGCTTGGCTTCAAGTTCCAGGATTTTCCAACCTTTACCTTCGACTTCAACTGTTGTAAACTCTACAAATTTGGCTTTGGCTGCGCGGTTTGCGTTGGCTTTGGTAGAATAAAATTTTACGTTTTCCATGATGTTACTCCTATAAGGGTGGCTGTTGATTTATGGTTTGGATTTGATGTTTTCCTAACCATGTACCCATTATAAGATGACCTTATAAGGTTTGCAACACCTTTCTGCGAACAAAACCAATTATTTTTATTTGATTGATCTTTCGGACAAAAATATAGCCCAATTTCTAATCAGGCTATATAGGGTCTAATTCAAAACGGTATATCTGCATCCCACTGAGGACAACCGAATACTATTATCCGAGCAGGTGGGCGCGCTTTTGCCAATAAACAGGTTTCATCCTTCTCATTAAAATTTATACAATTAAGGCAGGATTTTATTATCTGCCGCTTGATATTTTCTCCAAATAACACGGTACTCATGTCTCTAAAATCATTTATATTTTCACCATAGGTATTCATTTAATATCTCCAAAATTACCATTACCTTCATAATCGACCCCTAAAATTTCATCATACTTAGGCTTCAGCCATACTTTGATAAACATTGGGGACTTTAATTCGTCCAACCTGGATAAGGCTTCTAAAGTGCTAGCTGGCGGTTCACCTGAAGCCTTGCGCCACCAATCCCTTGCTTTCTTAGCTGCCAAACCACCGTGTTCCAAACATATCCAATCCTTAAACATGCGCATACCACAGAAATAACTAGCCTGAATACTAGCAGGGCGCCCATCTTTCCGGTGCTCATTATATATGATCCGATCCACCTTAAAGATTTCGGTAATCGGCATTTCGGCTTGCCCTGACGCAATTAATTCATCAGTGCTTGCATATTGCCGTATTTTGACAAGCTTCGGAAATTCCTGACCACAACTAACACAGAATCGAGCACTAGCATGGTTATAAGTATTGCAGGCCTCGCAAATTTTAACAGGAGCAGTGCCGGACGCGCCTTTACTTTTCTTTCTAGGCAAAACCGGATCATTGATTGGACCTAACCGTTTGGTGTTGTCTGCAAAGTCCATTACCAGACAATTCTGTTTAGCACTGTTGGCAATGGACTCCAATCTGCCTTCCCGAGTTCCCAAATTGTAACCTTTAATATAAAAAGGTCGAGTCCCTCTGCCTAGCATCTGCACCCAGAGGGACGGGGATTGCGTTGGGCGTAAAATACCAATTAAATCTATTCCTGGAAAATCGAAACCGGTAGTAAGGATACCGTTGTTTACCATGACTCTATACTTACCAGCTACGAAGTCGGCAATATTGGCATCTCTTTCCGCGTCGCCCATTTTAGAATGAACATAGGTGGTGGAAATACCAAAACTTTGTAGCATGGCAGCAACGTTAAAAGTATGCTCAATACCCGAGGCAAATACCAACCAATGATCTCGACCTTCTCCATGTGCTATCATTTCCTGCACTGCGGCACGGGTAATTTCACTCTTATCTACTGCAGCCTGTAATTCGTCCGCTTTGAACTCACCGCCGCTTATGTGTACACCCGATACATCCAAGGTTACCAAAGTACGTTTTGGAATGAGGGGTGCCAAATAACCTTCGTCGATAAACCAATTGAAGGAATCAAGTGTGGTCATATCGCAACAAACATCTGTAAACAATCCACCTTCATCCGTAAGCATACCTTGTCCCAACCGATACGGGGTAGCAGTAAAGCCTATCACTTTCAAATGAGGAGCAGCCACCTTCAACATACTGATCACTTTTTGGTACTGGGTACTTTCTTTCGGGGATACCAAATGACATTCATCAATAAGTAATAAGTCTACCCTACCGAAAGATTCAGGTTTAGCACGAGCTACTGTTCCCACACCACCGAAGGTAATTGGAAATCCGGCCTCTTTTTTACCAAGTCCAGATGAATAAACACCAGCAGGGGCAGTCGGCCAAATTAACAGCAGCTTTTCCCAATTCTGCTCGATTAATTCTTTTACATGAGTTAGCTTCATTATTCGAGTATAAGGATACTGCTCAAATGCTCTGCGAATAAATTCAGCTAGGATCACAGATTTACCGGTATTATGAGTCACTGTGAAATCATCCAATAAGTATAAATGATCCCCAGTCAATGTGAAACCATAGTATTCTGCTTCTGGTAATTTTTCTATCTTAAAACCGGTAACTAATACGTTCTTTTTTTGAGTTCTTTTAGAAACTTGTTTTCGAGGAAGCAGACAAGGAACCTCTTCTAAATTTCCGCTCAAATTTATCCGATAATACCCAGACCCTTTGTTCTTATATTTAGAATATGCAGCTAATCCAAGACTTCTTGCAATAAATAAAAAATCGTCTGCCAGCTGCTTAGAAACAGTACAGTATTCGTAACCGTACCCGTCACATGATCCATCAGTATCTATCAATCCAGCAAGCAATGCTAATCTATTTTTTCTGGACGCAGTTTTATAAATCGAAGGAATAAACTTAGAAAAAGAGTCTTTGCCTCGTAATCCTAGAGCGTCTAAAAAATAGGCGGTATTGGTTCGAGGTCCACGACCCCGTTTTTTAGTTGTTGCAAACAGACAAGAGGCTTTGGAACCATTAGAAGAAAGTCGAATTAAGTCTCCGTGACTTAATATAATATTTTCGCAATATTCTAAAATTTCAGAATCCATGGATGTAATATTTACACCGGGCTGAGTATAGCTACCATCCCCAAGAAAAACACCTAGGAAATAGGGATCAAGTGGAAGCGAGCAAGTCTCTTGAAAATCTACACCCACTCTATATAACTTGTGGAAATGTTGATTCCATTTACTAGTTTTTTCATATTCAACAATACTCTGATTCAGAAATCCGCTTTTATGACTTTTGAATTTGGAATTGGTTTTTTGTTGACAACGATATAGAGCAAGAATATGGTCTTCATTCACTTCCCACGCGGTTCCCTTAGTCGGAACAATTCTACGCATGTTTTGTCGCCCTCTACAAAGCTGCAGAACCGTCCTGGCAGTAGAATCCGGTCCCATTAACTTGTCACCTATTTCGATTTGCTCAACTAATTTGATTGTTCCATCAAACATCAGAATGCCCTGTCCCGCAGCATGGCAGCCGGTTGGCATGGCAACCAGCGGATTGCCGGTACCGCCTTTGATGAAATAGTCGAATATACTGTTAACCGCATATTCCTGGTAGTCGCGCGGTTTCATCACAATCCTTTAATAGACTGATTCATTTCATAAGCATCACAACCGACACGCTGTTTTTCTGGTGTAATTAATTCATGAATGAAATCCGCACCACCGTGCCCATTATCACAAACCCAACCGTTTGCCAGTTTCTGTGGCTTTAGGCATTCCACACACACTGGCAAATCACATTCCCATAATCCATTTTCCAGCGGTGCAGCATGTGCACAAGTTCGACAGTTTCTATCAGGTAATGCTTTGCCATGACAGACATCTTTGTGGTCGCAAAATTTGCACTTGAACCAGCCTGGACTTTCATTTATTTTAGGCGGCGGAGTTAGGGAATCTATTATCATAACTGAGCGATCCAAATAACGCTGGTATTGGACATTGTCAAATTGAACCAATTCCATATGAATAGCATCGTTGTTTTTATTCACCGCTGCATATAATGCCCACTGTAGACCGTTTTTACCCATGTAAATTTGCATCTGAATAAAATGTTCCCATTTAGCAGACAATACCCCTGAAGCCACTAATTTGGTAAATGAGGAATCACCATGAGTTTTGAATTCTGTCAGTACTGCTTCATTGGGCAAATCAGGCAAACCTCGAACAACTCCGTCCATGGAACCACCAAAATGACCTTTGTGACCGCCGATTCTAAATTGCTTGCCATTGACATCCACTTGCCAAACTTCACAACCTATCATCATAAGCAAGGCTACAAAACGTGGTTCCTCAAGATGCCCACGATTAAATAGTCTAAGCATACGACCATCAAAACGTTTGCGGGTAGCCCAGCGAAAGCCGTACCAGACTTCACGGGCACATTCCCTACCTATTAAAGATGCCCCAAGATGATTCCGGAAATCATCTTCTTTTGTACTGTAAGCATCGCCAGCAAGGGGCATCAATTCCCCAAGAAAGCCGCGAAATCTGGCGCCCTGATCTTTAACTAATGATTCTTCGATAGCTGCTAACGTTAATGTGGCAAGTTTCATTTATTGCTCCTCGTAGTTTGGTGAAGATAGCAGTTTGACCACAGTTGCTACCTTCAACAAACCACTCTCTTTCGAGAATGGAATGTACTAATTAACCTACCATCCAAGGTGGAACCGGTGCACTACTTGCAGGAACCTCAGCTGCCGGCGCTGCTTGAACAGGTGCTGCCGGTACTTCAGTTACCGTTTGAGCAGGAGGTGCCCAATTTCCAGGAGTTGGTGCTGCTGGAATAGGTGCTGCTTGGGTAACAGGTGGTGCAACTGGCGCTGCTGCGACCGGTGCCGGTGCAACTGGTGCGGGTGCTGCTGCCCATGCTGGTTGTGCGGCAACCGGTGCCGCAATAACCGGTGGAGCAATCGGGGCAACTTGCACGGGTACTGCCATGACTTGTTCATAAGCCTTATAACCTTTAATTTCATTACTAGCATCATATTGCTTGCCATCTGCACCAAGACCGGCAGCGCGCAATGATACTTTCGCCATTAGTGGACGATTATGCAGTTGAGCGGAATCAGCTACTTGGATTACACCAACAGCATGGCAGATAGCTGACAAGGTTTTATATGCGATGTCCACTGCTACTGGATTGGCATTCTGCAAATTTATACGATCGTACAGCTTGTGTTTAGCATAAGGACCGTCCATAATGGTAAATTCTGTTGACAGATAGAAACCATCGTTTTTAGTAGTTGGTTTCATTTCGGAAGCTGACATATAGACTGGATACCAGCCTGCAGGGATAGCTTCAGGGGCGACTGCTGGTGCTACATTAGTTGAATCAAAATTAAGTGTTGCCATGATTGTAAATCTCCTGTTGGATTAAAAAGATACTACTTTGCTGCTACGTAGCAATTGAGACCTAGTTTCACGTGCTCATTGCCTGGAACTGCTATATTGCCACCGGTAGAGGCAACAATAATTGATTTACCAGAAGTGCTTTTATTGCCGCGCTTACTGATGTCAATTTCAATGGTAAGAATATTGCCTTTTTGTGACATAGTGAGATTTTCCATTTTGCTACCTTTCAGTCTCTGTTAAAAAAGTCTTGACCACATGAAGTATGTATGGCTTGCGCCACATGATTCCAACCGCTAGTTTGTGGTATTGCTACATCGTTAATTATACCATATCGATTACCCGCTACATAGGCGGGTGTTCTATTCACTGCCAGAATACGACCTTTGTTGGCGCTAATACCTTTGTTCAAGGTTTTGCCCTCGGTGACGAATAGAGGCTCGTGCAGGAAACCAATCAAATCCGCCCACTGGGTAAGCATTTCTCGTTTGCCGTATGCCTTTTGATTCTTAGGTGAATGCAATAACAAGTCCCAAGAATCATACTCACCAGCAGTTGGATCAACCACTCTAGCAGGAAAGACATGACAGGTTAACAGAATATTAATGGCACCGTTATTTGCCAGCCAATCACATTTAACCAGGAAATTGTGGAACAACTCATTAGCGTATTGATAAGCCTTACCGTAACCACCCAAGGCAGATTCCATAGTTAATGCTCTGGGATTACCTTTTCCCCAAGTGGGATCAGTGCGCAGCACTGCATCATGGATCAGTCGCTCCAATGCAGTAGCACTATCAAAAGTTAAAGTCTGATAGGGAAATTGTCCGGCTTGCACCTTCACTATAATCTCTTCCATCAACATCGTTAAATCTGCAAAGGTTTCCAGCATTGGTGTTTTGTTAACACTAACTCCACCATACCCCTGCTCTAAAGGTACTAGGAGCACCCGAGGTGCTGAACATGCCAAGGTGGTCTTACCAACCTTTTCAACACCAGATATCACAGCACGAATACCGGTGCGCTGTGATGAATGATTCACATAATCTAAAATTCCCATTTACAAAGTCTCCATTAAATCGAAAAAATAATCAGGTTCTAAACCAAATTCGTCATACAAAATCTCTTCGGGATCTTCCCCATCGCAAACCCGCATACGGGCATCGCGTACTGCCAACTCAGCTTCATCTGCCGACATACCATCCCGTTCCATCAAGACTTTAGCAATACTATCATTAGCCATGATTATGCCTTTGCTTTCGGTACGATTAATTCCAAAGTACCTGAACCTGGTTTGATAATCAATGCCTGCTCAAATACTTTGGCAGCATCGGGATTGACTTCTTTCAATGCTTTATAAGTAGAGGTAGATACTTCCGGCTTATAAACCACTAAATTATCGGTAACCACTTTCAGCTTATGTAATTCATCCAAAACCGAAGGCAATGCAGCTTCATCTACTTTGCGATCTATTTTATAGACAGCCTTCAATTTCCAATCAGAACCAAGATCGAAGTTGTTAGTACCTTCTTTTGGTTCTGGGAAGAATAAGGCGGTTACTTCTTTACGCAGGCGCTGTTCGGTTTCGATGATAGCCTTGGCATCTGCGGCAGCTAACAAAGCCTGACGCCATTCTTCCAACTTGGCATATTTATTATCAGGGTCATCCGGTTGGCATTCTGCAACGTTCGTTTCCATTTTTCTTTCCTTAGTGGTGGGTAGTGATACAATTATATACACCCCGTAGGGTACGGTCAATACTTATCCTGTTCCCATTAAAATACTGCCATTATAATTATAAAATTTAATATATAATGGCATTTTCAACCAACGGGAGTTTGACATGCCTAAAAAAGATGCGCAGTTTGATCAACCTGGTACTTTAATGACGGAAACCATCCGGCTATTAAAGGAACGGGATTTACTTGAAGTCTATTCAGAAACAAAAATATCATTTTACTGGTTACGAAAATTTGCAACAGGTGAATTTCGTAATCCCAGTGTCAACCGCGTTCAATTTTTATACGAACACTTAGCCGGTACTTCGATAGTTTCTTAAAAGGGTTTGAGTATATGTTAACTAACATTCCAGCAGAATTGAAAAATCTGCATCAATGGGTACTTTGGAAATATGAAACAATCGACGGCAAACAAACTAAAATTCCTTATTGTGCAACTCGTAAGTCTAAGGCAAGTGTTACCAAGTCAGATACCTGGACTGATTTTAATACTGCTTTACTAGCCAGTCAAAAGGGTAATTATGATGGTATTGGTTTAGTCCTAACCGCTGATGATCCCTACACGATTATTGACCTGGATAATAAAGCAGATAAACCCTGTACACCGGAACAGCTAGCGCGGCACCAGAAAATATATGAGTCGTTCAATAGCTATACCGAGTTGAGTACTTCGGGCACTGGCGTCCATATAATAGTCAAAGGTAAATTACCTGCAGGTGTTCATAGGGATAATGTGGAAGTTTATTCATCAGAACGCTATATGGTTTGTACCGGCAATATCCTGCGTAATATCCCGATAGTGGACTACCAAGCTTTACTTAACGTACTCTACGGGGAAATGAAGCCATCTGAAACTAGCGATTTGATAGAACAGGGGCAAAGCCTGGAAGATATAGATATTGTTAACATGGCATCGGCTGCTAGCAACGGGGACAAGTTCGACGCACTCTGCCAAGGGAACCAAACGGGTTATGAAAGCCAATCCGAAGCTGATTTCGCCTTGTTATCCATCCTGGCTTATTATTCTCGTAGTGACGAACAAGTGCGCAGGTTATTCAGGATGTCGAAACTTGGCAAGCGCGAAAAAGCCATCCGCAACAATACCTATCTGGATTTCGCCCTCGGTAAAATACGCGCCCAGCAACCACCACCTGTGGATATGACACAGCTATCCTTTAATGCCGAACCATTAACCAAGCCTAAACCCAAGCAGGTAATTGTGTCTAAACAGGCACTTGATTATCCTCCAGGATTAGTCGGCGAATTAGCTGAATACTTTTATAGTACTGCTATCCGCCCTGTTCGTGAAATAGCATTGGCCGCTGCCCTTGCCGTAGTCGCAGGGGTAAGCGGGCGAAGTTACAACATTAGTGGTTCTGGTCTTAATCAATATCTAATTCTATTAGCCAGAACAGGATCCGGTAAAGAAGGCGCCCTATCCGGTATTGAAAATTTAATAGCAGCTATCCGCCCACAATTGCCAATGGCAGACCAATTCCTCGGTCCAGCAGCTTTCGCATCCGGACAGGCTTTAGTCAAAGTATTAAATGATCGCCCTTGCTTTGTTTCAGTACTAGGCGAGTTTGGTTTGACCCTGCAACAAATATCAGACCGCCGCGCCAATAGTTCGCAGGTGATGCTACGCAAAGTATTGCTCGACCTTTATGCTAAATCTGGATGGAATAGAATGCTAAGATCCTCCGTTTATAGTGATACAGAAAAGAATACTGCCATAGTGCAATCACCCAATGTATCGATTCTAGGTGAGTCAACTCCGGAAACCTTTTTCGATGGTTTGGATTCCAGCCACATTGCTGAAGGTCTAATTCCGCGTTTTTCTATCATAGAATATACCGGCGATCGTCCGCCACGCAATCGCAATCCTAATCATCCGCCATCCAAGGACCTGGCACAGAAATTTGCCGATTTGATTACTATTAGTTTGACTACCACTAATAATAATATGGTCAAGCAAGTAACTATAGATGACCACAGTTTACAACTATTGGACGATTTTGATATTCGCGCAGATGCAATTATGAATAGTGCGAAAATGGACGTGGAAATGCAAGTGTGGAACCGTGCCCACTTGAAAGCATTGAAATTAGCTGCACTATTAGCAGTGGGCATAAACCCGCATAACCCAGTTGTCACCGCCGAGCTTGCCCAGTGGGCTATCACTTTCGTTGTCGCTGACGTAAGCCTAGTTGTGGCGCGGTTTAAAGAAGGGGATGTGGGCACTGGTGACAGCAAGCAATTGGCAGACCTGCGCAGGGTAGTGGAATTGTATTACAAACCCGATTGTGCTTTCGCAGCAAGAACAGATATTGGGCGCAAGTTACATGCCGCCAAAATTATTCCGTATGCTTATTTAATTAGACAGACTGCTTCATTGTCTAGTTTCAAAGCGGATAAGATGGGCGCCACCAACTCTTTAAAACGTAACGTGCAGGTCATGATTGATTCAGGAATGTTGGTCGAAATTGCCAAACCACAATTGGCGGAAAAGTATGATTATTCTGGAGTGGCTTATGGAATTGGCAGAGGCTTCACTAACAATTAGCTCAATGTTATGGGCATGTTAGGCGGTTTTCTGTTAAAAAACAATGAGATAATGAATTTAAGGGTTTAAGGGGTCCTTATAAGGAAATATCGGGAACCCTATATAAATAAATATATATATATTTATTAACATATTAACATATATATATAAAAGCTTGTATTTAAAGGCTTTTTCACTGTTAGTACTCTACTAACTTATTACAACACCATTAAAAGGGATTAGATTATGGCTAAAGCAGCAAATTTTGCGATACAAAAAGGAAAGCGGTGTGAACGAGCAGTAGTTGGATTACTCCAGCCTATTGTGGACACAGTATATATGGAGGCAGGATATTCAGAAGAGAATACTCCAAAGTTGGAACGTAATCTAATGCAGAGTATGAAAGGTGGTCATGATATAGTTGGATTGGAGTGGATGGCATTAGAAGTTAAATGCCAGGAGACTCTACATTTAAAAGATTGGTGGAGTCAAGCAAAGCGGCAAGCCGGACCAAATATGCTGCCCATTTTAATATACAAGCAAAATCGAGTTAAATGGCGTGTGGTCATGTTCGGAGTACTCCAAAGCGATAAGAGTAGAGTGAAATGTCCGGTAGATATTGCTCTGGAAACTTTTCTAGTTTGGTTCAAGTTGCATCTACAAAACCAGTTACCGAAACGTTAATCTAGAATATAATTAATTTTTCAATCGATAAAGGATTAGAATCATGACTGATTTTAAATTGGCGGCATTTACACGAGAAGAATATCCTGCTTCACGGGGCAGTGAAGGTAGTTTGTTTTCTGCTGGAATAGATGTTAGATATGGCAGAGGTGGCAAACTGCATATGTGTGGAATCCAGACTTATGCTAACACCGCGGCTGAGGCCGAAGTTAATCGTGATTTTATTCTGGAAGCCTTGACCAAATTACAATCGCCGCCACCTGATGAGTTCGGTGCCGAATTGTATCAGCTCTTAATTAAAGCAGCAAGGCGCTGTGCCTACGACCTGCGTCATTGTGCTGCCTTTGTTCCACCTGAGTCAATATTTGACAGCAGTTTCTTTGAGGAGCGGGCAAATCATTGGTTGGAAATATTTGAGCCGGATGGTGTCAAGGATTACCGCCATCGTTTGCATCGTGAAATATCAACACTAGAGCTACACAATGAAGGTTATAAAAGATTGCTGAAAGAACACGGCATTGAAGATACTGTAGATGATAGAGCCTTCTAGGAGAATGTTAATTTTGGATTCAGAAATTTCTAAGTGGCTCAATCGAACTAGAAGATTAGTATAAACAGGTTGCACTTTTATTCTAGATAGACTATAATTTAATCATTAAGTAAGCAATTAGATAAACCTGACAAATTAAGGAAATGTATCATGATTAAAAGAGCCGGTCAATATTTCGACAATATCAAAAGTATCAAGAAGCAAGGTGAAACATACCGCATCAAAGATATCCGCGGAAATGTATTCATTGCCTGGATAACGCCAAATGATTGTTTTTTCACTGGCAGCAATTTCGACAAAGAAATAACCGTTTTTAGTTTGAAAGAAGCTTTACACATAATCAATTGTGGTATCTAAGGAATAATTCAAAATGTTCATCCTTCGATTATTGTTTGTAATATTTATTCTGTTCTGCCTTGTTGGCTGGGCATCTTATCTTTTGTTCTAGGAGTTTAAAATGGAATCTGAATACACTGTAAAAGAATCTATTAGTTGTACCGGTTGTGCAAACCAACATAACGTTGCTACCACAGGACTAGGAGCTGGCTCTTGTCATGGTTTTGATGAGGCAAGGCAAGCTGAAGGTTTGCCGTCTTGTATAGGTGGTTTCATTTTTGTCGAGAAAGCTCCCGAGTACCTTAACCATATTCAGAAGTCCGTTTCTGATGCTGTAGGATATACAGACAATCCAAACGACTATTCCGCCCTTACTGTCGAAATTGATAAGATCAAGTTAAAGTTTGAAAATGCGGTATTGAATGGTAATATTGCTGAAGGATTGAAAATGGCGATGGAACTTAGAACCGGGTGGAATAAGGTGGCAGTCTTGTTAGCGGAGAAATTGAAATGAATAACGAGTTTGATTTGCAACGCGCCATAGCTGGCGAACCAATTGAAAAAGAAGTCGGAACCACAGTGTCGTTTATTGCATATATACCTACTGCGAAGGCGGATAAGCAGTTAATCGTGCAGGATGGGGATAATATATTAGCGTATTGTGCAAACGGAAGATATATTACCCCATTTATCAGCAGTCCTTTCGACCTTCGCATGAAATCCGAGCTAAAGCAAATAGATTGGACTAAGCTGCCAGTTGATACACTTGTTACCGTTGTTGGTACTTGCTTAGGAAAAGGAGAACGTATGGTGCGCTGTTACAGTTCGTTTAGTCAAGATATGGTGCGCTGTTACAGAGGTGGCGCGACCTCGAAAACTGTGGATAGAGACTTAGAAGTATTTGAAGTTAAACCAAGTGATATACAGATAGCGCCAGACCAACCATGGACAGTATGGGTAGGTGGGGCTTGCCCCATTCCTGATGGGCTGGAGTTTGAGTATATGGTTCACGCCTACCCAGGTAAAGTAATAGTAGCAGAAAAAAGTCCCAGTGAGCATTGTTGGTCACTCCGCACCATATATGCCTACCGACTAACAGGTAAAGCACTCGACGGGTGGACGCTATGAGTGAAATTAAAAGATATTATCCATCTGACATAAAATTAAAATCAGGTGATAATCAGGTTGTACTTACAGAACACCCATCTGGGCAGATATGTATGTACGAAGATGTTGAACCAACCATCCAGCGCAACAAAGAGCTTGAATCAGAGAACAAAGAGCTTGAAGCAGAGATTAAGCGGCTACGTGAGCAGGAGCCGGTAGCATTTGGCAATCTGAAGCCATCAGTTAGTGATTCTGATAGGGTTCTATTTACTGATATTGATGCTGCTAAAAAATACCACAATGACTGCTACCAACTTGATGCATTATATTTGCATGCTGGTGCCGAACCAAAGCCAGCACAAGAGATGCCATCCGAGCTGATTGAATGGGCTAATAGTTGGCAAGAAGATGATAGCGATATGCCTTCGTATCTAGTTGGATGTAACGACATGAAGCATTTTGTAAAATCACAACTTGAAAAATGAAAGGTAAATCATGACCAAGATAGATGAAATTATGCAGCAGGTAGAAACTGTTGAATTGTACATACCTGGTACTATTTCATACCATGAAGAAAAAGCCAAACTCCGAGCAATGATTGAGGATGCAATGAAAGCGCCTGACGGTTGGAAACTTGTTCCTGTTGAGCCAGATGAACTAATTATTCAGGCAGGATGTTTAGAACACTCAGATAATTATTATAAGACTTATAAGAAGTGGGCAGATTCACACTCATCTGGAATTGTTAATCAACTACGGAATCTTGTTATTTGTGGTTACAAATCCATGTTATTAGCAGCGCCAGAATGTGAGGTTAAACCATGAAAGTTAACATTCAACTCGATTGCCGCCAGTGCGCTAATTTCGTTTGGCGCAACAATAGCTGCGGGGCTATCTACACCTGCATAAACGGCAGTCAATACAAGCCGAGTAAACGTATTCAAATTTTTAGAAAGGAATAATTATGCAAGTAAAAATGACAGTAGACGAGGCGTTAGAATACGCAGATGAGTGGATGCAAGGAATGACATTCCACGAAGGCTCACAAGGCTGGCGCGTAGTGTGCACGATACTTGCCACTGAGGTTAGACGGCTACGCGAAGCAAAATTAGTGCAGACTCTCAATAGTCAGGTATTTATGCCGGAGGAGCTGGGATGACACATGAAGCATGGAAGTTAATTGGCGGCTACAATGAAGCACAGCGCTTGGAAATGAAGCGCGAGGAAGACGATTACCGCAGGAGAGAATTGCAGGAAGAAATGGATATGGACAAACGCAGTGAGAAGGATGATGAAGATGAGCATGACCAATTAAACAGTGAATAACATACAAGAAGTAATTGACTTACTAAAATGTTGGAAAGAAATGTTCAAAGAAGATTCCACTGCTAATTTTAAGAGAGATTTACAGAATGACACTCGCACATAGAAATATCCTGACTATACTTTTACCAGCCCTCATCTTGGGTTCTTTATTCTACTGGTTGATTACATCCCTTATCCCAGTAGAAGAACCGCGCCTCACTGATAAGCAGATAGCTGCAGCTACCCCGTGTCAGCAAACACACTTTCGAATTTGGACAACTGAAGATAAATTGCTCTATACCAGTGACCTAGAATTTGCCGCCGAATTATGCCACCAACAGGAGTTACTTATCAAATGACTAGCAGAATAGATATAGTTGGCACTAACGGTAATGATGGATTGCACTATCGATATAATTGTAAAAAGGTTGCCTATTATGGGGAATCAGTGCAATGGGATGGTAGCAACCTGGACAAGATGCAAGAACTTTGTTCAGGGCTTGTATGCCGACTGCTTAAATATGATGATCTCTTAATGGTCAGATTAAATAATGAAATCTTCACTTTAAGAGTAGGGGATTGGATGGTAAAGGGTGAAAATGGAGAGGTGAAACATTACACCAATGAAATCTACCACATCAAATACCAAGGAATTTAAAATGGACTTGTATGAAATACTAGGCATTGCTCAAGATTCCACTGCCGAGCAAATTAAAACAGCTTATAAGAAGCTAGCACAAAAGCATCACCCTGACAAGGATACAGGTGATGCTGAAATATTTGGCAAGGTCAAGCATGCCTATGACCTCTTGTCTGATGAAGAGAAACGCGCTCGTTATGACGAAACCGGTGATGATGGTAATCCGGACGGCATGCACGCTCAAGCCATGATGGCACTAAATGAATTGTTAATGTCAACGCTGAATCAAACACACGATATTTCAACTGTGGACATATTGGCATCTATGGCTGCTCATCTAAATACAGTGGTAGCCCAGAGTGCTTCAACTCGTCTCGGCATCCTGCGGAAGATTGAAAAATATGAACAAGCTGTTGTTCGGTTAAAAGGTGACAACAAAATTCTATTTGCCATCTTGAATAACAATATTGCAAGGCAACGAATGATCCTGGACTCGTTGGATAACGAAATTGTCAAGATTCATTACATTGAGAAGATATTGGAATCTTATAAATACGAAGCTGATATCCCTTCAACCTGGTCTACTCAAGCAACATCACAAGTGGTATTTACTCCACGGTATCAGGGATCTACCTACGGTTGATATCCGTGCTAGGTTAGGATATTCTTAGGCTATTCATTAAGGGCATCCTAACATGGCACGATTTCGAGCACCAAAAGACTGTTATCAATCTACTACTGGTTCGCCAAGTGATAAGGGAACTCGTAATACCGCTACGCCGAGCGAAAACACTAAGCATGTTCAGAATAAAATCTTGGAAATGTATCGTGACAATCCAAGTTTCGCTACCATTTCTCAAGCTTTGGGATATTCAGAAACCTATGTTCGCAAATTATATCGCCAAGCCTTAAAATCAATTATCCTGGACAATGTAGCCGATGTACGCAAGCTGGAAGTAGTCCGCCTTGATAAAATGTATACAGATGCTATGGAAGTGCTCCAGCGGTTTCATCCTATTATTAGTTCAGGAGCTGTAGTTAGAGATATTGTGGAGGATGCTGATGGTAGACCTGTCCTGGATGAAAACGAGAATCCGGTAACTGTTCGTATTCAAGATTCCGGTCCGGTATTGGCAGCTATTGACCGTTTGTTGCGTATTCAAGAACGCCGCTCCCGTTTGCTGGGTTTGGATAAACCGACTAAGATAGCTGCTACTGATCCCGATGGTGAAAAAGAAGCTT